ATTTTCTTATTTCCAATTATTTTCATACAATCAGTGCAATAAGCGCCTGTTTTTAGTAATTGTCTAAAATTTTTATTAAAAGAATTTTCACAGTTATTAATACATTTACCTTCAATATAACTTTCTCTATTTATTTTATCATAATTTTTTAACAATTGAATGTCATTATTATTACAATAATCAACTAGAGTTTCATTATTAAATTTCATCTATTATAATCTATAATAAAATAGTTTTAAGTGGTTTTTATAAAAAACAATTAATATTTTATGACTTTTCATTTTCTAATCGCTCTTTTCTTTTTAAATAAGCACGTCTGTTTCTTTCTTTTATAACTTCTTTTGAAACAACATAATTTGTTTTTTCTTTATATTCTTTTACTTTTTGTTTAATAACATCTTTGTTTTTTTCATAATATCTTTTAGTATTATTTGTATATTTTTTTAAATGTTCTCTCGTTTCCTTTAATTCTTTTTCTAAATATGCTATTTTTTCCTCATAAATCTGAACCTTATCGATGAGTTCTTGATTATTCATATAGATTATTTAAATATACTATATTAATTATATTTAAATAATTTTAATTTATCATTTTATTAAATCAATGTACATTTAATTTTTTCTTATCATATATGGTCTAATTAAAATCCCCCAGGAAAATGTACTAAATTTAGTCCCACGCCTAAACCAGCTCCTGACCTAGCACTAGCACCCATAGATGGAATGTAAGTATCAAGAATGCTAAATGTGGCGGCGGCAGTTAAGGCAATCAATATAATTTCCTCAACATTCAAAGAACGTTTAGGAATAGCATAAGCAGCAATAGCAACCATTAAACCTTCAACAAGATACTTAATAATTCTCTTAACAAGTTCAGCAACGTTAATTAATCCGTTCATTATAATAAATAATAAGAAAAAATATTTATTGCGATAAAATACTTAAAAATAAATAAATAAGTTAATTAAATGGATCGCAGTAAATCTAAACAATCTAAAAAGGGAGGTTTTGAGAGAAAGGTAGTTAATGGAAAAGAGAATCCTAAATATGTTGACTTATTAGAGGAAGATAAGCCAATTGCTGGGCAAAAATTTGTATGTATGTCTTTTGTATCCCCGGATAAAATTTTGAAGCAAAGAGATATTTTCTTTTTTGAAGAATTCCTAAAGAACTGGGAATTTAACAAGTCTATGGAAAAATTTATACAATTTGTAAATTTTGTATCATTCAAATACAATATTTCCTTTGACGACCTGACTAAAGATTTTAAAGATTTTGTTAAGGAAGAGAAAGATAATTTGGCTAAATCAAATTTGTCTGATGACTATAAAACTTATTTAGACAACAATGAAGAAGAACTTCAAAAGAAATTTGATATTCAAAATAATTTTCAAACCAGTACAAGAGGTCTTAAAATTAGAGGTTCTTATCCTACACAAGAAGAAGCTGAACTAAGATGCAAAATGTTGAGAGAAATTGATCCAAATCACGATATTATGGTTGGACCTGTAGGAATGTGGATGCCATGGGATCCTGAAGCTTATAAGACAGGTCGCGTCGAGTATATGGAAGAAGAACTAAATCAATTAATGCATGAGAAGCAAAAGAATGAAGCAAATGCTAAGCAAGCTTTTGAACAACGTGTTAAGGAGACAAAACAAAAGGCTATTGATGAGAATATTAAAAAGGCTGAAAAAACTGGTAATACATTATCTCAAACTATTGATGAAAATGGAAATTTAATTGGTGTTAATAATGCCAGCACACAAGAGTTCGCTTTAGGTGAACAAGAAAATATTTCAACTGCTGATATTTGTAAGGAGTTATTTGAAGGAGAGAATATTGTGGTCGGAAAAACAGATTATGGACAGAGTCAATTAAAATCCGGTCCATTTGCTAACAAGAAATAATTGCGTTTTATAATATGAAATAAAATAGAATAATTTTATATTATATGTCAAATACTGTTTTTGTATTAATTACTGATTGTGCTTACTATAATAAGGCTATAACTACTATAAGAGACTTAAGAACTGTTGGCTGCTGGGATGGAGAAATAGTATTAATTACGATTGATTTTAATTTAGAAGAACATATTAAAAATGATTTAAAACTAATAGAAATGAAATTTCCATCAATAAATAAATCCAATTTACTTGAAAAAATAGGTCCTAATGGATTTTCAAATAGTGATAAAAGAGAGATTTATAAATTAAATCAATGGGAAAAATTACATGTATTTGATCATTATTTTTTAAAGTGGGATAGAGTTACTTATTTAGATGCTGGTTTAAGAGTGTTAGATAATGTTAAATACTTATTAGAACTGGATTGCCACAATAAAATCTTAGCACCAAATGATGCATCTCCCAATTTCAGACCAGACCAGATTTTTAAATATCAAATCAGTTATGATAATGAAGAATTAGTAAATTTATTAAAATCAGATTTTGGAGTGGAGATTTTTGAGAAACATCATATGTTAAATTGTATCTGGCTTTATGATACAAGTATTCTAAAAATATGTAATAAAGAACAATTAATTGAAGCAATGAATAAATACACATTATGTAAAACAAATGAAATGGGAATTATGAATTTATTATTCCATTTTAAATATAATTTATGGGAAGAATTTCCTTTAAAAGCAAGTAATGGTAAATATTTATTTGAATGGTGTGAATTAAATCATTCGCATCATACTACATGGAGGGATTATTGTTTTATTAAATATCCAGTTACAATTAGACTTGGAGAACGACCTATTTAGAAAATCGTATTTGATGGAGAATAATAAGATAATTCATTCACAATATATGCGTGTTTTATATTAGGCAAACCAAAAACTCTATGACAAAATACACTATCTTCTTTTCTATTAAATTCTTGTTCTTCAGGAAATTTTATTTGAGTTAATATCCAATTTTTAACTGTACCTTGAGAATGATGAATTTTGTCGATTGAATCATTATAACCATTATGTGTAATACAACCACTCCAAGCTTGAATTAATGAATTTGTTCTTACATTTACATCAACAATTTCGTTAAATATATTTTCATCATTATAAGGTGTTGTTTGATAATTATGTAATATAATATCACTATCATATTTTTCAATTGTTTTAAGTAAAATTTCTGTTCTTTGTGGATGCATAATATCATCGGCATCTATAAATGTAACATAATCCATATCCAATAATTTTGATATAGCGTTATTTCTATTTTGAGCAGCGTTTAACTTTTCTTTTATAACAATAACTTCTAAATCAAATTTATATTGATTAGATATTTCAAGATTCTCTGTTGAAGAACAACTTACAACCACTTTATTTGGAATAACAGTTTGGGTATTAATTGAATCTAATAAATTATATAATTTATCTATATGTCCATAATAACAAGGAACTGCGACGCCTATCTTCATTTTACTAAATAATATATTATTTTTTTAATATATTATCTTATTAATTATTTTACCATTTTGTCGTCTTTTTTACATTTATTTTAGGGCCGGCGCCACGCTTTTTCGTCTTATTTGGGTCATATTGTTCTTCTTGGTCTTCCTCAGGCATACCTTTAGATAGTTCCCAGAATTCTTTAGAACCTAAACGGAAATCATTATGATTATCAGCTTTATACCAAAAAACTTGCTCTTGTAATTTGTTAGATTTAGAATTATTATTTATTACAAGACATTCATAATTTTCAGTACACTGGTCCATAACCTGACAAAATGATTCAAATGTTGGAAACATACCAGCATAATTTTCATATATACGTTTTCTATTAGCAATATAATTTTCTCTCAAAATAAATACATAATCTATGTTAGTTCTTAATGTTGGCGGAATTCCTAATGGATATTGCATTGTAATAACTAACATTATCTTCCAATGTCTACCGTTCATAAAAAGTAATCGCATTAATTTATCGCGAGCCCAAGAACCGTCATATAAACAATCATCTAAAATAACAAATGCTCTTGGGTCAATACTACTACGCTTATAAGCTTCCATTTCTTTTTTTACTTGTTTCAAGACAGTTCTTTGACGTTTTAATACATTTTCAATAATTGCTGAATTATATTCATTATGGATAAATAACCTTGGCACCATTTTGCTATAAAATCCATTGCCTTCTTCAGTTCCAGATATAACTGTGCCAATTGGTATATTTTGTTGGTAAAATAATAGATCTCTTACTAAAAATGATTTGCCAGTATCACGTTTACCAATTAAAACTACAACAGGACCTTTATTTTCATCAGGCTTAAATTGGATACTCTTCATGTCAAATTTTTTAAGTTCCAAACTCATTTTATAATATAAAAAAAAGAAAATTTAAATTAATTTTAACCCTATTTGTAAATATCTCCTAAATTGAAACGAATAATAAATATTTTATAGTAATTTAGGGATATTAAATAGTTTAACTAAATAATTAGTTAAAAACATTGTAAATTTATATTTTAATTCACTAAAGATGTTGACGATTAATTATCAGAAAAGAAAGAACACTGAATTATTTAAGGGTTTTGAAGATTCTACATCACTATTTCTCTCTAAAACACAAAATTATATACCAATTTATACAAGATTTTTCAATTTAAATGATACAAATTATAACAGCATAAACCTAAATAATAAATGGTATATTTCTAATATAGAATCACAAGTTGAAGACAATAATAATCTTTTTACATGTAAAATTAAAAATATAGACACTAATAAGGTTAAAAATGTCCCCGTATTTTTCAAGATGGCTCCTCTATTAGACCCATATAAATATATGATTGGTAAATATGACATGTCAAATCCAAAATTATTTAATTTACCAAAATTAGATTCATCGTCCAACGATTGTCACGCTAAATTTATCGATGTTAATAACGCCGCATATGTTGATGGACTGTTTTTATTTTTATCAAACCAATTACATCACATATTTAAATTTCCACATGGAGTCCAATATTATGGCTCCTTTTTGGCGATTAAAAATGATTTTAAAATAAATGTATTTGATGATATTGATTATTTAAATAAGTCTGATTTTTTTAACAAAAATAAAAATGTTTTATTCAAAATAGACGACTATGACCATTTATTTCAGGAGGAACAAACTAAATTAAAACCCATAACAATCGGTAATAATATTAGTTTAAAATCTGTAAATTCAATAAATAATGAAATTTTTGATGATTTATTTGAGGACAATAATATAATTGATTTGAATGATTTAAAAGATATGTCTTATGATTTAGTTGACATTACAAATACACCATTATTAACAGAAAATAAAGTTACATTAAAATCTAATTCAACATGTTCGTCGCGTTCATCTCATACAAATGATGATGACCTAGATGAATGTGAAAATTGTGAAAAAGAATATTTTGAATCAGGTTCTGAGGGATATGATAATAAAGAATCAATTGAAGATTTTAAATCGATGTCTGAAGATGATGAGGATGAGGATGAGGATGATGAGGATGATGTATGGGAAGATGAAGAAGAACAAATAAACGTAACAATCCCAACTTTTCCAGTTCAAGTTATAAGTATGGAATACTGTGAAAATACATTTGATGATTTAATTTTAAATAATGAATTATCTGAAGATGAATGGTATTCAGCATTTATGCAAATAATAATGATTTTAATTACTTATCAAAAAGCATTTAATTTTACACATAATGATTTACATACAAATAATATTATGTATAATCATACAGATAAGAAATATTTATATTATTGCTATAAGAAAAAATACTATAGAGTGCCTACTTATGGACGTATATTTAAAATAATAGATTTTGGCAGAAGTATTTTTAAATTCGACGGAAAAATATTTTGTAGTGATAGTTTTCAAACAGGAGGTGATGCGGCAACGCAATATAATATAGAGCCTTATTTCAATAATAAAAAACCTAGATTAGAACCAAATTATAGTTTTGATTTATGTAGATTAGCTTGTTCTATTTTTGATTATGTTATCGACGATTTTGATGAAATAAAAGATTTAAATAAAATTAAGGATCCTATTAAAAAATTAATATTTGAATGGTGTTTAGATGATAAAGGCATGAATATGCTTTATAAAAATAATGGAATAGAGAGATATCCTGATTTTAAATTATATAAGATGATAGCTAGATGTGTTCATAATCATACACCACAAGCTCAATTAGAACGTCCAGAATTCGATGCTTTTTCAAAATTTAACGGAAAAATTGATAAAATAGATGATGTTATAAATATCGATAAAATTCCGTCATATGTTTAGAATCTATAATATATATTTATATTATGGATATATTCGGTTTTATAATAACAAGACACGTTAATTCTGAAAAAACAAATCAATACTGGAATCAGTCTGTAAAATTACTGAGAACTCTTTATCCATTTAGAAAAATTGTTATAATAGATGATAATAGTAATTATGAGTTTGTAAAATCAGATTTTGATTATAAAAATTTACAAGTTATACAGTCAGAATTTCCTAGAAGGGGAGAATTATTGCCTTATTATTATTTTTTGAAGTATAAGTTTTTTAAAAATGCGATAATTATTCATGATAGCGTTTTTTTTCATAAAAGAATAAACTTTGAAAGCTTTAAAAATATTGATGTTCTTCCATTATGGCATTTTAATCCAGACACTGAAAATGTTGAAAATACAAAGCGAATTTCACGAAAGTTAAAAAATCGATTTATAATTGAAAATAAAATAACAGGTGGAGTTCAAATTCTAGGAATGCCATCTGAAAAATGGTATGGTTGTTTCGGTGGACAAACATATATAAGTCTACGTTTTTTAGAAAACATTCAATCAAAATACGCTCTAACAAATCTAATAAATTCTATTAATTGTAGACCAGATAGATGTTGTCTTGAGAGAATTTTAGGAGCCATATTTTTTACAGAATCCCCTAATATATTAAATAAGAAATCATTATTAGGTAATATTATGACATATCAAACTTGGGGTTATTCATTTGATGACTATATGAATGACTTGAAAAAAGGTAACCTTCCAAAATCTATTGTAAAAGTATGGACTGGTCGTTAAAATATATTTATTATATGCTTATCTAAAGAATTTTAAATTATATAATAAATAAATTATATAATTTGATTAAATATTATTGTGCGATTTAAAATGCTGGATTGTCAGTAAAAACAGGCGTAACATGTTTACTTCCAGCCTTCATTATAGGATTAATTTGCTCGATAATAAAATTAGCACATATTACACTAAAATAAACTAAAAGCGCATCGCGTATTAAAAACTTAAGAGGTTTACTCTCTTTTTCAATATATCGCATTTCAAAAAACTTAACTAAAAAAAATGTAATTGATATGACAGCAGCCACAACAAATATACTTGTCATTTATTAATCTATTTAAGAATAATCTTATTCTTTATTTTACGCATTCTATTCTAATATTTCAATTTCATTTTCGTCTAATAACAAATCTGGTAATAAATCTAATTTAGGTTCTTCTATATTATGTATATCTAAATTATCCAAGTTAAATGTTTGTTCGCTAATAGTAAGCTTATCACTATCATCCTCTAATTCTCTTTTTCTTTGTTCATTCCTCATAGAACTAATTTCTTCAAGTCTATCAACATTTTTTGGAGCATTCACTTGCGACACACCATTTTCAGTTTTAACATAATCAATATTATTGAAACTAACACCAGATTTTGAAGGGTTTTCTACAACAGAATTATCAATAATTGGTTCATGTGTAACTTCTTCTTTGATTTCTTCAATAACATCTTCTTCAACCGTTTCATCCATATAGGCTTTTAAAATGGCTTCCACTGGAACACCTTCTCTCAAAGTATTCAATATACATTCTTGAACAATAATTTCAAGCTCTCTGTGATTTTTTTGTATTTGTAATGGTTCAATACCTACCTGAAATAGGTATACGTTTTTATATACCTTTCTAGCAACATTAATATAAACTTTATGAATAAAATCATCCAACTTAGGCACATTAATATTTATTTTCTTTTGTTTTTGTCCAACTCTCATGGCAGTCAATACTTTAAGTTGAATAATATGAACACATGTTACTAAATCTTCTAAATAATTACATCCTGATTTTTCACAAATCCTTTTTCTCTCGTTTTCGACAATTTGTTGATTCCATTTTGGAATACGAGAAATTAAATTTTGAAATGTCATTAAATATTTATCTGTTTCATTATTATCCTTACATAATTTAATGGATTCTTCAAGAATTGATTTGTATCCATCAATGATAAGAGGTGTTAATAAAGTTACTAATCTAGACCCCCATTCATTTTTAGATTCGTGAAGCGCGCTTACATTAAAGTCGTCCATTTAAATAAAACTTATATTTTCTAAACATAATTCTGAACTTAAAAATGTAAAATTTAATATAAATAAAATTAATAATTTTTCATTTCTAAATTCTTTCTTTACACGATTAAAACAAATTAATAGTTCATATCTTTTTTCTAAACTTATAATTTCTTCTAAAAATTTCTGATTTTCTAATAACGCTAAAATATCTAATGCGCTGTAACCTTTCTCATACAATTTATTACATAATTCTATTAACATTTCAAGTTTACAATTTTTATTTACTAATTTTAACAAATCTTTTTTTAATGAATCTAATCTTTGTATTTTATTATCTTTCATTTTAAACACCTGATTTAAATTATATTTATGTAAATTTATTATCTGACCATTAATAATTGGTTCTGGTACATAAATTTCACAAAATCTTGATATAATTGGCTTCATTAGGCTATATTTATCTTCAGCTACAATAAAAAAACGTGTATTATGACTAAATAACTCAATACATCTTCGTAATGCTGATTGGGCATCCATAGTTAATTTATCAGCATTTAATAATACAATACTTTTAAAATTATTGCCTCCATTTGAATTTATATGTGTTTTAGCAAAAAACTTTAATTCATCTCTTATAAATTTTATACCTTTACCATGAGAACAATTAACATACATTACAAATGATTTAATCTGCTCTCGATTATTTTCATAAATTTTATGGATAAAATCATTAACGATTGTTCTTTTACCGCTTCCATTTGGTCCATGAAAAAGAATATTTGGAATTTTATGGATTTCATAAAAGTAATCTAATTTTTCTTTTATATTTTGATGAATAGTTAGCGACATTAAGTTACTATATTTTACGGAGTGTTTTTATATTTAAATATAACGTATTTATTTATTTAATAAGTAATTTGTCAGAAACTTATAATATTGTTGATAACTCATATTTGGTGCTAATTTATTTCTATCAATTGTAACAGAACAACCTCCGCTATATAATGCGGATACATCAAAACTTGTTATCCCAAAATCTAATGCTCTATGAAATATTTTTTCAACTTCATCTTCTCTATCTGGCTTTACATGTAAATGTAATGATACATTGTCATAAAATTTATTTTTATTTATACTATTTATAATATAACTAAAATCATCTTCTGTTAATGTTCCACATGTATCGGATAAACATAATATATCTGGGTTTAACTCTTGATATTTTAATAATTTTTCAACTACTTTATCATTATCTATTTTACCTTCAATAGGACATTCATTTATACATGATACATATAATTTAACCATACGATGACATTGTTCATCATCTAATTGCCTTATCATATTTTTTATTTGTTGAAAAGCATTATCAATTGACATTTTTGTATTTTTCATCTGAAAACTGTCTGAAATAGATAAAATAAAAGAAAAATTTTCTAATCCGATAAATTGGTTTCTTTTTTCAAATTGTTTTTCATTCGGAATTAAAATGTAATTATTAATTTTATTATCATTAATGTTATCGTCTCCTAGTTCATTTTGCGACCATTCAACATGATTAAATAAAGTACTACTATTTTCAAAAATAGGAAATATTGTTTTCGATACAATAGAACCGATTTCCATATTTTTAGGTCTATATTTGCTTTCAATTTCGTAATATAAATTTATTAAATCAATTGGTTTCATTATTAATTGTTCGTCTTTCGATAATCCTTGTAAACCATCTCTCAATGTTACATCAAAAGGACCAACTCTGTATAATTTATTCATGTATTTATTTGTTAATACTTTATCATTTCTATAAAAATTTCTAAATGTTAAAGCACATTTTGGGTATATAATTGGTCTCATTATTGTTTAAATACATAATAAACTTTAAGTATTTTTTATAAATTAATTTTATAAAAAATTCAATTATACAGCACTTGTTAAAGATTGTGTATATGGATTATTTTTAAATGCTGTTAAAATATCGGGATTAATTCTATCACATCCATAAGATTCATTATAATATTGTGGAGAACGAATAGCACCATATGTCTGAACTGATGGAGGTAAAGAACTTAAATTAGAATATGCTGGATTAACACGTCCAGAAAATCTATCGCAATCATCTTTACACTGTACGTTCATTTGTTGATTAAATATTTGGGTTCCACCTTGATTTGGTCTATTCATTATCGTCTGAGATTTAATATCATTATTATGTTGTCTATACGCAGCGTCATAATTCATGTCACCATAACCAGTAGCATATCCACCAGCAGCAGTAAAATATTCAGAACTAGTTGTATCTCTTTGTGTATTATCCGGAGCAGTATAATTATTAACATAAATACCGTCTTTTTGGCCGTTAATATTAAAATTCAAAGCATGTAAGGTAGTCTCTTTAATTGTAGTTGGAGCAGTATCTTGTGGATTATATGCGGGGCCTTTAGAAACTGATTTTCCACCTTCTCCGTAAATTCTTACATTATTAATGGTTTCGTCTTTTCTAGTTGGACGTAAAAAATCCAATAAAGGCGCGACAACAGCACCAACCGCACCGCTAAACCCACTTCTCATTGTATCAGGTTGTTTAACGGTTGAACGATGGTTCTCATAATTAGTATGACTGCGTAAAAAAACTTCTTTATCTGTGTGATCTCCTCTGCCTACTGCTGTAGAATGATTGATGCCTCCTGATAAAACCTCATGTCTTTTAGAAGGTTCAAAATTTTGGGGTGCCGTTGTTGCCTTAACATCTATAGCACCAGCTGGACCCATATAATCAATAGGAATATCATTACGTCTGACAATACCCATTTCTTGAATTGGTCTTAAAGTTTCTCCTTTAGATGCTCCAGTAGTTGTTAGCCATCTATCTTGTGTGTTAATAAAAAATGTATCTGGACGTTGTTTTTCAACACGACCAAGCATCTGGGTTGTTGCTGCGGTTTTTATAAAAGAATCAGCTGGGCCTTCATGCCCGGATAACTCATATTCTAATTTAGGATTAGTGTCAACTCTTAATTGATCTACAGTTTTTGGTAACCACTTATCTCTTGCCTCCATTCCTGAATTATATCCACCGCTACCATTTATGGAATAACCCTTATTTAAACCAGGGCCTACCATTACAGTGTCAAATGGTTTGACATTATTATTTCTCATTCCAGGATTTACACGAGACTGATAAAAATCGCTTTGATTAGGCATACCATAAGCCCACTGCATATTTTCTTCAGGTTTGAATAAAGGAGCTTGTTCAATTTTCTTTATAGTTTGTGAACCAGAACCTATCATGTTATCTAATACAGTTTCGGCAATATTAACATCATAAGACCTGCCCTTTACTTTTCCACCATTAAATGGCATCATGTTATTATGCTTAAATTGTTCTGAATTTAAATAATTACCTGTAAGTGAAAAAATTTGTTGAGGGTCTTGTCCAACTGCTATACCTTTTCGTTCTTTTTGTTGATACAAATTTTGATTAAAATATTTATCAGTAGCGACATTTGGATTTGGATATTCCTGCACAGTATCAACCAATTGATTTATATTTGTAGTAGGATAATTTTGTGGAGGAATATTAGTATTTGGTAGATAATTACCATGCAATTCACTTTGATTTGTAGCTAAATTACTTTTAATGCCCATATTAACAAAATTTTCTTGTGACAGTTTTCTTATCTCTCTTTTAGTACAATCTTCATTTTTTTGGTTTGATATAATATACATACCACCTAATGCTATTAATGGGACTGCTATTTCCATATTTATATATATAAAGTATTTTATTTTAATTCATATATAATAATCTAAATAATACATTTTAAAGAATACGTTGACAAGAATTACTTTCAGCGCATGTATTTGGACCACCTACATAACTTCCACGTATTAAATTAAAGCTAGCAGGTAACATATTTTTAGTTTCATTTAATACACAATCCCTCTTTGGTGTAAAGTAATCTTTTTCTAAAATTCTTGTGCTTAAATTATTTTGAAAGGGAAGACATGTATTAGCTTGGGGATTTAATGGTGGATATTGCCAATCGTTTTGCTCTAAATCTCTATACCACCAAGCTGGATTTGTCGCTCTCGACTGTTCTGTTGTTAGTTGATTACATGATGGATATTGAATGGCTTGATTTGGAACATTATATTTTTGATATTCATCTTTTCCTAAACAATCCCTATTTAAATTTCTATTGACACCTAATAAATCGCTTTCTAAATTAATAGTATTTGTTCTTAAGTTCGCTCCCCATTTTTGAGGAATTATATGTGGGTCTTCCATATAATATGGACTATCTCCATTACCAGGAACATTCAAAACCCATCTTCCTGGGTCTGTCGATTGTTGTAGTGATTTTTTTGTTCTGCAATCATCATATTTAAATCTTGTAAATGCCATTTTATATTTATATAATATAATTTTATATTTATATATAAAATTTTAATTTAAACATAAATGTATTATTAGATACATTAAATGGAACTTTTGGAGAAAACCCCTACACTTTGTTTAAATATGATTGTTAAGAACGAAAGTCGTATTATAACAAGATTATTTGATTCCGTATTGCCAATCATTGATTCATATTGTATTTGTGATACTGGTTCTACTGATAATACTATTCAGGTCATTGAAGAATATTTTAACTCTAAAAATATAGCTGGAAAAATTGTAAGAGAACCTTTTAAAAATTTCTGTCATAATAGAAATTATGCTTTACAATCATGTGTTGGAATGTCCGATTATGTTTTATTGCTTGACGCAGATATGATATTAGAAGTTAAGAAGTTCGATAAATCATTCCTTAATAATGCTATGAGTTTTAATATTTTACAAGGAAATGAATCTTTTTACTATCAAAATTTGCGAATAGTTAAAAATAATGGCTTATTTAAATATGTTGGTGTTACTCATGAATATATTGATGTTCCACAAAATAACACGACAATGAATATCGAGAAGAATTCACTTTTTATAAATGATATTGGAGATGGTGGGGCTAAAAGTGATAAATTTGAGCGCGATATTCGTTTGCTACTTGATGGTATTAAAGAAGACCCGAAAAATGGACGTTACCATTTTTATTTAGCCAATTCTTATTATGATTCTGGAAAATACCAGGACGCAATAGAGAACTATAAAAAACGTATTGAACTTGACGGATGGAAAGAAGAAATTTGGTATAGTTATTATAAGCTTGGATTATCTTATAAGCATATTGGTAATTTTGGAGAGGCTTTAAACTACTGGTTAGCAGGATATGATTATTATCCTGACCGTCTTGAAGCTATATATGAAATAATTAAACATTATAGATTTGCTTCTAAACATAAATTATGTTTGTTATTTTACAAAGCAGCTAAGGAAATTCTTGCTAAAAATTTAAATAGAGACAATTATCTATTTTTACATAATGATGTATATAAATATAAAATAGATGTCGAGTATACTATTTTTTCTGCTTATATTGGAAATAAAAATATCAATGATGAAGCTGTTACCATTTTAAATAGTTCTAACGATGGCAATGAAATTAATTGTTTATTATCTAATATGAAATTTTATAAGCAACCATTATTAAAAAAGCATTTATATCATATTGATAGCACAGTTACTCATCAAATTAATGGAGAATCAATTAAATTTATATCATCGTCTAGTTGTTTGATTAAAAATCCTTATAATAATGGTTATTTAATGAATGTAAGATATGTAAATTACCATATTACAGATACTGGTGCTTATCAAAATTGTGAGAAACATATTATATCTATAAATCAAGTTGTAGAGTTCGATACTAATTTTAAAGTTTTAAATACAAATTGGATGGATTTAGTATATGATGGCAGATTGTATATTGGAGTAGAGGATGTTAAAATTTATTACGATACATATAAAGAAAAATTAATGTACATAGGCACAGGATATCATTCGAATAATAAAATTGGAATAGTTTCTGGTAAATATGATATACTTTCTAAAAAATTCGAAATCAACGAATTAAAACAAAACTTTAAAGATACAAATTGCGAGAAAAATTGGGTTTTTGTTGATTATAATAATGAAACTCATGTAATATATGAATGGCATCCACTAAAGATATGTAAATTAGATAATAATAATTTAACTGTGGTTGAAACAAAAAATACACCTAAAATATTCTCACGTGCTAGAGGTTCTAGTTGTGGGTTTGTTTATAATAAAAAAGTTGGAGAGAATAACACAGGAAATATTGCGATTGATATTATTGAACGCGAAATTTGGTTTATAAATCATATTGTTTCTTATGAGTCACCAAGACATTATTATCATATAATATCGGTATTTGATTCTAATATGAATTTATTACGTTATTCTGCGCCTTTTAAATTCGATGGAGACCCAATTGAGTATAGTTTAAGTATTACAGTTGATGACGAAAAGGTTCTTATTAATTATAGTAACTGGGATAGAACTACAAAAATTGGAGTTTATGATAAAAAATACATAGATTCAATCATAAAATATAATTAATTAAAATTTATGAGATGTTTGTTCTCATAATACTCAATATTTTTTCTATTTACATTTAATAAATTAATTATCATATTTTTATTTGTTGATTTTAATGTTTCAATTAATGAAATAATATTTTCTAATAATAATCTATTATTATTATAATAGTCTACAATTATATGTTTCTCAATATAATTAAACATCAAATGACTATTTAAATTTTTCTCAAAATATTTGTGACAATAACATAAAATATTGTAAGCCTCTTTTGGTTTATTATAGTCCATATATTTCTGTATACTTGTAAAAATTAAATCAATATTGTGAACAGGTGTTACATAATTTGATATTATACCTTGGTAATCTCCGTAAAAAAATTCAAACAAATCTGGATTCCCTCTTTGAACCATTGTCATTACAGCCTCATCTATTTGATACCAATTTTCATTATAAATCTGTTCGGTTTTTTGTTTAAATAAACCACAGTATTTTAGTAAATTTTTAGATGAACCAGTAAACAGACCACCTGCTGTATGATGATAAATATATTTAAACATTTCTTTGTCATATCTATTTTCTATATATGGATTAATACATAATTGTTTTATTTTATCTGGAACTTTATTAATCCATTCATGAATTTTTTCACAATTTAATGCTACATGATTTATACCAAAATCCATCCAAATAAAATGTGTACTCTTAAATGGGTTTAATTTGATGGCATCTTCCATAAAATCAAATTTATTATTATTTAATATTATATACATCGGAGTTTCATGTTCTATATGACCATTTAATATTGTAAAAGATTTTTGTAATTCTTTTAATCTATCTAAATGTTTATAAAAATATGTCTCTTCAAATGGTTTGTTTATTATATAAGTCTTATTAGAATATTGTTCTCTTTCTTTTTTTATTATATTACTTAATTCTTCGTCGTCTGTAAAAAATATAACATTGTAAGGTAATCTAAATATAAATTTCTTTGCGAGTTCCAAATACTTATTTACATTATGATTTAAAGATGAATTACTAGTATTATTTTCTTTTTCACGTATTTTATAAAACATTGTTACGATAGTATTATTGTTTATTTTATGAAGTTGTTTAATAGGATTTTTACAAGTTCCCCAACATATATGATCTATATTTTTTATTTCATTATTATAAATTTCAGTTATTATTTTGTTTCCATTCTTATTTTGAAATAATATATTACTATTACCAATATCTCTTATGTATTCAATTCCAGGTTCAAATTTTAAAAATTTCAATTTATTATTATATATTCCTTCTTTTCCTATAAAAGATTCATTTTCATTATTTCCAATAAAAGTATTTGTTGATTTTCCCAATATACCTGGCCCAGAAAAATCTAAATTTGAAAAAGGGACTATATTATTTTCAACATTATAAACTATTCTTTTAATGCTTTCTAGTAAAATCGGATGTTTTGGTATTGAGGCTATAAAACAGTTGAATAAATTATATGTTCCATAATATGGACAATTATTCAAATCAATTGGTGTCATAAATTCTATATTCTCATCTATAAAATTATCAATACTATTTAAACAAACAGTATCTACATCTACATAAACTCCTCCATAAATGTATAAAATACAATATCTCCATAAATCAGCCTTAAAAGCGCCAGGAATTATTCTACAATAAGCGTTATACACATTTTCTTCAAAATTTTTTTTTATAAATTCTTCACAATCATTATCGTCAAATAAAAAATGTGCGTAATTTTGGTTGTTGTCTTTCCATGTTTGTATTAGATTATTAAAATCAGTTGATATATATTTTGTCTTCCATGTTTGGAATATATTTCTAGGAATTTTTATTAAATTCATAAATTATTTTGAATTTAATATTTAAGTTTTTTATTTAATAAAATATAATTTAAATTTATATATATCTAACGCAAGGAGACATGTACGCATTATTGTTATTACTGTCATTTAAAACAACCCATTTAGAACCATCGCTAATTAAATCCATATTTTGACCTTGGTAAAACATTAGTGCTCTTGTATAATCTGTTCTACCACTTTTAATAAAATTTGTAGTTGAAACAGTAGAAATATTATTTTTATTCATTTTCATAATACCATTTAAGTTCATTAATGTTCCATCTAAAAAATTAATATCACCAGCGATCCAATATTCTCCAGCAACATTTGTTCTTGATATTGCCCTAACATTTATATTTTGACCAGCAGTATATCCAAAAATTCCCACCCAAGAACTACTTGTTGAATCCCAAAAACACAATCCTCCATATAATGCACTAACACGTTTGTTAGAAGGATCTCCATTTGTAGAACTCGTATCACCTCCAGTAAAATTTAAATTAACAAGTGAACTGTTCGTATTTAACCAAACAACACCATCGTCATCTAAAAAACTTGAACTATTATTTGAATCTGCTCCAAAAAAACTATATTCTGAATTGCTAAAAGTAGCAGTTGTTTTATCAAAATAACAAGATTTTTGTACGACTATTCCAGTTGAACTAGGTATTCGAGTAGAAATAGTTGAAATAAATAATTTATTGGTAGTTAATAAGTTAAGATTTGTTATAATAGATGGAACAACAGTACTAGAAGGTGATTGCCATTGAGAAGTGCTTAAGTTCCATTTTGCAAAATTTTGTGTCCCAGAAATACCACCAGCACTACTAAATAGACCACCAATCCAAAGAACATTATCTGTAGAATCATAAACAATGTCATTTACAACACTTGCGCCACTCAGACCATTTCCTAATGAGTTCCAAGATAGATCAATTGAATCCCACTTTGCTATATATCCAGTATTTGCTACACCACCAGCACTAGTAAATTTGTCTGCTAAATATATATCAGTTCCAACTTGAATCCATTTATTTTTTGTAAAGCCAGTAATAAATGATGTTACTAATCCAGATCCCATTTGATACCAAGTGCCCAGATTTAAATCATAATAAGCAACATTATTAGCACTTACACCATTTACAGATGAAAATTGACCACTTATATACAAAAAATTAGAAGCATTATCAACTAATATACCCAATACAGCTGCCGTTCCTGTAGAGAAAATACCAGTTCCTAAATTATTGAATAAACCTGTAGCAAAATCATAATAACAAATGCCATCACAACCTGTGACCCCATTATATGTTTTAAAAGTACCTCCAATGTACATACGATTTCTAATACTATCATAAGCAAGATCATAAACAGTACTTGTAGTGTCACTTGTCGAATTCCAAACATTAGTTATATTTGAAAAAACATTCGGATTTGAATTAATAATTACTTTTCTTGTTCCCGCAATTGTACTTGTGGCTAATGAATGAGTTGAACCACTTATAAATGACACTGAAACTGCTGGGTCTATAGCAGTAGTTCCACTTATACTTTCAGTAGAAGGTTGTAATGTTCCCACAAAAGTTCCTGCGGTTAAAGTATTTGTAGCATTATTATATGTCATTCCACCTTGAAATGTTTGAAACCCAGTATCATCAATTGTATAACGATTATTGTTTCCAGTTTTTACGGTAACACTACTAGTTCCACTACTTTCTATAATAATATTGTTGCTACTAGTTATTTGAATATCTTCATTTGAAGAAATATCAAAAGAATTACCATGTCCAACGTATGTTCCGTCACAAAAATAAATTCCAGATACATCTTGAATTAAACTACATGACATGTCTAAATTGCCAACAACATTCAAATCTCCAAATATGCCTACATTTCCAGTATAACCTATTCCAGTAAAAATATTCGACCCAATTGTATAAGTTCCTGAATCCCATACATTAGGTCCTGTTGCGCCAGTAGCACCAGGTGCGCCAGTAGGACCGCCAGCGGGACCAGGTTCGCCAGTAGGACCTCTACATCCTCTACCAGTTGGACCAGTAAAACTCATTCCAGCCGGACCAGTCATACCTCTCTCACCAATTGCTGCGGGTCCAACTGGCCCTTCTGGTCCTTTGGGGCCTTGACCTCTTAAATCACAACATCTTTGTGCGCCTAAATATTGACTATATGAACCATAATACTTTGACATTTAATATATAATATTAAAATATATTTTAATACTATAATATATTATTACTCCTTTTCTAAATTATTTTCACTCCACCATCCAGTTCCATCATGACCTATTCCTGGTCCTTCGTCATATTTAATATAATAAATGGGTTCATCTGATTCTAATTCAGTTATTTCTAAAACAATAGCTCCAGTTATTTCTCTATTTTCAATTCTTTTGACTCTCTCTCCTACTTCAAACTTTGGCATTTTATAATATTAAAATAAAATAATTCCTTTATATTATCACTTTTATAAATAACCATTGAATTTTTTTCTAGTTATAATATCATATATTATTATTCAATACTTAATTTAAGATAAAGCTATCTTATAAGGGGTTCCATTTATTTTGACTTGTAAGTAGTTAATGCCACTTAAAGTAGTTAATAAACCACTACCCGTTAAATCCAAACCAGTTGACGCATCAGGACTAACTACTTGAGCTGCGTAAGACACTTCATTTGTAGATGAATTATATTGAAGTTGATTTTGTTTTGTAGTATCATTTCTAATTGGAGCTATATAAGTTCTTGATGTTCCGTCAGTATTGACCGCAGAACCTGTGGCATTTAAAACTATTGAGTTAGCATGTTGATTTAATTTACCCGCGCTGTTTCCTATAGCTATTGAACTTACTCCTTGGCCTGTAACTCCAGTATCAAGTCCTATTGATATTGCGGCATAACCCTGATCGTATTGACCTGAATTAACACCTATAGCTACTGAATTAGATGATTGTAATGAATATCCAGAATTTACACCAATAGCTATTCCACTAATTCCTTGATTATTATAACCTGATGCGTTTCCTATAGCTATTGCTGAGTTTCCTTGACTTGAATTACCAGCATTAGTACCAATAGCTACTGCTGAAGAACTTTGGTTATTTTGTCCAGCACCACTTCCATGTGAAACTGATGTGGTATTTACTGTCATAGTTCCATTAAATGTAGCACTATTTGAAACTGATAAATTAGTAAAAGACCCAGTTCCACCAGTAATACCCACTGGAGCAGAAATTTGTTGAGAAGCACTTAAAAAGGTAAATGAACCCGTTGGTCCAGTGACCCCTGTCGTTAATATAATATTGTTGCCAGATTGTATTGTTGTATTTGCGCCTGTTGAACCTAAAGTAACTGCTTGAGTGCTAGTAAATGAAGTTCCTTGTATAGTCCAGTTGCCAGAAGCATCAATACTATTAAAAGAACTATCAAATACATTATAGCTGGTTGGTGGTCTTGCTTCTAAACTTGATGTCATTACTCTATTACCAGTTCCAGAAGATGCTACAGCAGCAAATATTCCTAATTCAGGAGCCCAACATATAGAATTCCAATCATTGTTAGCAGCTGATGTTTTAGATGTCCAAGTTATACCATCAGGACTTGTCATTACTCTATCAGTATACCCATCTGTGTTTGTATTAGAAACTGCTACAAATAATCCTAATTCTGAAGACCAACATACACTTTGCCAATTATTATTAGAAGCAGCTGTTCTAGACGTCCAGTTAATACCGTTTGGACTTGTCATTACTCTATCATACAGTCCAGATGTATTTGTTGTTGCTACAGCGCATAATAATCCAAGTTCTGGAGACCAACAAACACTTTGCCAATTGTTATTAGCAGCTGCTGTTCTAGACGTCCAGTTTATTCCATTAGAGCTAGTCATTACTGCTCCACTATTCCCAACTGCTATAAACAAACCTAATTCTGGAGACCAACAGACACTTTCCCATACACCACCGGAAGTCGCACTAGTAAATATCCAAGTAGAACCATTAAAACTATAAACAGCACTCTTAGATGCGTCTCCTTGATTTCCTATTGCTACAAATAGAGATAATTCGGGAGACCAAGATACTGATGACCATGCTGATGAATTTACAGTTGATTTAATTGACCATCCACCGGTTCCAGACTTACTAGTCATAATATTACTAGTATACAAATAAGTAGTGGACTGATTAACAATCATTGTACCAACATCAGAACCTACAGCTACAAATATTCCTAATTCTTGAGACCAACAAACACTTATCCAATTAGTACTATCAGGTGATGTTCTAGGTGTCCAAGTTATACCATCTGAACTTGACATTACTGCTCCATTATCTCCAACTGCTACAAACAATTTTAATTGTGGTGACCATGCTATTTCTTGCCACGCACTGTCAGAAGCAGATGCTCTAGTATTCCAAGTTGAAACAGCTTTAACACCAGAACTATATGGATTTAATGCTGGATAAGCATCTTTTGCTAAACCATAATAACCATTTACTGCGTTCCAAGATGCGTCAGAATTGATTTCTTGATATATTCTATCATTGAATGTAGCATTATTTGAAACTGTTAAATTAGTAAAAGACCCAGTTCCACCAGTAATGCCAGCTGGAGCAGAAATTTGTTGTGATGCGCTTAAAAAGGTAAAAGATCCAGTGGGACCAGTGATACCAGCAGATGATGATAAATTAGTAAAAGAAGCCGCAGTTCCAGTAATACCCGCAGGAGCAGAAATTATTTGAGAAGCACTTAAAAAGGTAAAGGAACCAGTTGGTCCAGTGATACCAGCAGATGATGATAAAGTAGTAAAAGACCCAGTTCCACCAGTAATACCAGCTGGAGCAGAAATTTGTTGAGATGCACTTAAAAAAGTAAAAGACCCAGTTCCACCAGCAATGCCAGCTGGAGCAGAAATTTGTTGAGAAGCACTTAAAAAGGTAAAGGAACCTGTTGGTCCAGTGACCCCTCTCGTTAATATAATATTGTTGCCAGATTGTATTGTTGTATTTGCGCCTGTTGAACCTAAAGTAACTGCTTCAGTACTAGTAAACGAAGTTCCTTGTATATTCCAGTTACCTGAAGCATCAATACTATTAAAAGAACTATCAAATACATTATAACTGGTTGGTGGCCTAGCTGGCAAACTTGATGTCATTACTCTATTACCGGTTCCAGAAGATGCTACAGCACAAAATATACCTAATTCAGGAGCCCAGCATATAGATTGCCAAGAATTTGCTGATGGAGCTGTTCTAGAAAACCAACTTATTCCATCAGATGAGGTCATTATTTGACCTGAACTAGCTACTGCTACAAATTGTCCTAATTCTGGAGACCAACAAACAGTTTGCCAAGTAGTAGATTCTGCTGCTGTTCTAGACGTCCAAGTAATACCATCTGGACTAGTCATTACTCTATTTGTTCCACTGAATGCTACTGATACTAATAAACTTAATTGTGGAGACCAACATACTGAATTCCATCCACTTAATTCTACTCCTGAACTTGTTCCTTTAGATGTCCAGGTTTTTCCATCTGAACTTATCATCACTCTATTATTACCTGTACTAGCTACTACAACAAATAACCCTAATTCAGCTGCCCAACATACTGAACGAAATGTATTTTCTTCAGGATAATATACACCAGTATAATTCCAATTTTTACCATCTGTTGAAATTTGCACTCTATTTTGTGTTCCTGAAGTTGCAGTTCCTACAGAACAAAATAATCCTAATTCTTGAGACCAACATACTGAATTCCATAATGAATTAGCGCTAGGTGATGATGTTTGATTCCATGTTGTTCCATTTGAGCTGTAGATTATACTTAGTATTCCACCATTATTTGAGACTGCTACAAATAATTGTAATGTTGAAGCCCAACAAATTGAAGACCAAGTATAAGCAGCTGTTAATGTTATTGTAGTCCAAGATATACCATCAGGACTTGTCATTATACTTTGTGTAACACCATTATTTGCGACTGCTGCGAATAATCTTAATTCAGGAGACCAACATATACTATTCCAATTATTGTCTACTGAATTCTTTCTAGCATTCCAAGTTGAAACTGCTTTAACACCAGAACTATAAGGATTTAATGATGGATAAGCATCTTTTGCTAAACCATAATAACCATTTACTGCGTTCCAAGATGCGTCAGAATTAATTTCTTGATATATTCTCTCACCAGATGTTACACTTCCATTAAATATTACAGAATTTGAAAAACTAGCTGTTCCACCTACATCTAAAGCATGAGAAGGATTTGATGTTGCTATTCCTACATAACCATTATTGTAATATATATTTGTACCATTTTGAGTCCAAATTTGAGGTCCAGTTGGACCAGTAGGTCCAGTAGAACCTGTTGGACCAGTTACTGTGCTTGCTTGACCGGTAGGACCAGTTAGACCAGTTGGACCTGTATGACCTGTTGGTCCAGTTGAACCAGTATCAGCATCTATTCCTGGAATTCCTTGAGGACCAGTATGACCAGTTGGACCAGTCACAGTGCTTGCTTGTCCGGTTGGTCCCGTAAAACCAGTTGGACCGGTTGAACCGGTTGGTCCAGTTCTACCTGTAAAACCAGTTGGTCCTGTTACTGTGCTTGCTTGACCAGTTGGTCCTGTAAGACCAGTTGGACCAGTATTGCCGGTTGGTCCAGTAAAACCAGTTGGACCAGTTGATCCAGTATCAGCATCTATTCCTGGAATTCCTTGAGGACCAGTATGACCCGTTGGACCAGTATCACCATTACCTACAGATTGAGTAGCATCACCAACAGCAACGAAATTGCCAGTATAATATACTGTTCCATTAAAAGTAATATCATTTTCAAAAGTAATCTCATTGGTAAATGTTGTATTTCCTTCTATTAAAATTTCCTGATCACTTTTAAAATGTATCACTTCATTTGTATAAATATCAAAAGAATTTCCATGACCTATATAAGTTCCATCACAAAAATATATACCAGATACATCTCTAATTAAGCTACAAGACATATCTAAATTACCAGCTACATTTAAATCGCCAAATACACCAACATTTCCTGTATAGCCTATTCCAGCAAAGCCTGTATCTCCAATTGTATAATCTCCTAAACCCCATAAATTTGGACCAGTAGGTCCTTCTGATCCTGGTGGTCCTGCGGGCCCTTGTTTTCCCTGAACAGTTAAATCACAACATTTACGAGCCCCTAAAAATTGATTATAAGTTTTAAAAGTTCTCGACATTTATAATATTAAAATATATTTTAATAGTATATTTAACAATTAACAATTTTTAATAATCGTTCTTTATCTACATTATCATATTCAAATAAATATTTGTTACACCATTTTGTATTCTCGTTTGTATGCGAAACATATAATTTTTTCTTATTTCCAATATATCCATTGTCAATCAATTCTTTTTCTGGAATAACATAAAATTTACCGTTTTTACAATTTAACCAATATAAATCATTATCTCCTTCTTCATAACATTTGTTTATACATTTTCCTTGAACTCTACATTCATATTTATTTAAATTAAATGAAAATGAATTAGGATTATTATGAGTAATAGTTCCTACTTTTTCTTGAACCTTTTTCTCTCCAATTTTAAAATCATAAACAAGACCTTCGATATGATTATTTGTGAATTCAATAAAGTCTATTTTATTTTCTCTTAAATTACGATATTCTTGTTCTTGTTGTTGACTTTTACTTGTTGGAGTATTCAGTGTAACAAAATCAAATTTAATTGTTGAATCATAATAACTAGTTAATTTTTCTATTAAATTTTCAGTAGTAACCTCATATTTATTATATTTCGATTTTTGTGCGACACCAATAGTTTTTAATCCATTAACTTCTTCATATGGAATTAACCACATTTTTTTGTCTTCTTCACAAACACATAAAAGTATACAATTATCATATCTTCCATTATTTAATCTAAAATAATATTGTTCTCTTTCAGTCTTTTTATTAGTTGATTTCACTTGAATTCCTAACCATAAATCTTTTTCTTCATCTATTTTTTTGATTACTATATCTGCCTTACAGCCGTCAAAAGTTTTGATTAATTTAAAATGATTACTTACCAAGTCTTTAAAGTAATTTATACATTTAAACTCTTGATTCAATGATGATAAATTATTTCCATTTGAATATAAATTTTTTAATTTTTTGCTAGCATTTTTATTAACGCATTCTGGACAATTTATACCTTGATTTAAAGATTTAAAATTTTTCCAACTTACATTATGTTCATGTCCACATGACGCAATATAATTTAATTTTTGTTTATTATTAATATAATAATTATTAAATTCATCTTTAGTATAACATAGTTTACATTTTTTGCTTTCAAAATAAGATGACATAAATTCATAGGTAGGTATTTCCAAAGCACAGTTTCTACATTTTAATCCCTGACCAATTAAAAGTTCTTTTACTGAAATATTATTATTATGACCGCAAGATGTTATATATTCTAATTTTTGTAATTGATTTGTATATGTTTTACTTAATAAGATACAATTTCTTTGCGAAAAAATATCTTGAACTTGCTGGTATGTATATTTAGTAGGCATAGTTATATTATGTCTATTATCTTTATATTGATTTAATAATATTTTATTAAATTAATAAATCAATTTTTTATAAATTTAATATTTTTGTGACCAGTTATGATGAGGGTAATGCAGCTAAGCAGAGTCTTATGGAGCCAAGACTGGCAACATTATATTTCACAACGAGAGGCAAATCGTTCTCAAGATAAACTTCAATTTGTTGGCATAAATTAGTGCATTTAATAAAATACCCAAGGTTCTTAAGAGAGAATTCTCCCTGAATAATTTTAGACGAATCTTGCTTAGAAATGAAGCCCATACTGCCATCAGATTCAGCACGATGAATTTCAGCAGACGCAAACTGTCCGGAACACTTAAATATCAATTCATTACCAACTGATTTAATTTCTAACTTATCAGAAATACATGATAAATCGCGGATAATTTTTTGGAAATCAGCAGAAGGCAAATTAATAATAGAAGAAAATGTGACATCAGGATATTGAAGCTCTTCTGGATCAGGTTCAATCAATCTTAACTTTTGCGTCTTACATTGCTTAATCTCTCCATTCTCATACTTGAGAGATAAATATGCTACTATTCCATCAACATAATCCGAATTTTCAATGTAAATTGTCAATGTTTCATCATTTTCAATGGTATTGATCAATTTAAATAGATGAAACATATTTACACCAATAATAATCTTTTCCTTCTTACATTCATAAAACTCAAAATTACTTGCCGCTAAAAATAAATGAACTAAAATAGTATGCGATTTATCCATATTAATAATTCTCATACCATCTGGTTCAAAAGTAATATTTGTCTCTAATAAAATATCTTTTAAAGCCGTCATCAATGTTCTAAATGGAGCAATTTGAACAGTTTTAATTGTTAAAACATTTCCTTCGGTTGATGATAAAACTTGGTTCTTATTTGAAAATGTGGACATTATATTTGTTTTTAAACCTAAATCTTTAAATACTTATGAATCAAAATATATTTTATTTAAACGAATATATCTAAAATATGTGTAATATCATCTTTAAGATTATTTAAATCAAAATCAGCGTTGTTAAATCCTAATAAATAATGTGGTCTGTGTAATGCATTTGCCATGACAGCTAAAGATGAAAACCCATAAAATCCTATTTTACATGAATTTATAATCATTAAAGTTTCGTCAAATGATTTTGGATTGTAGCAATTTATTTTTAATTTTGTCTTATCACAAAAATTATTATAATCATCATTTTCATTACATATAAATACACAATTATCAAGGTCATCGCAAATCTTTTCATATAATTTATTGATTGCATTAATAGACATAAATCTATAATTTGTTATATTTATAATTATTTTATCATTCCAATTTGTATTATTATATGATGTTAACCATTTATTTTTACCCCATTTTATTTGATAAAAAGAACCATAAATATTAACCCAATTGTATTTATTTTGCTGAAAAAAATCAATATTATTTCTCCACATTGATAAATTAATGTCAATATTTTCATTATTATAAATTTGATAATTTTTAATATATTTTTGTGATATGATGCTATTATATGTATCATTGTATGTATATTCTAAACCATACGAAAATTTGTCTCCATTTTCTAAATCTGCAATATATAACTCTCCTTTTTGTCCTGTTTCATAATATTTTTCACAAATAACAGACAATTGATTTAAATAATCACCAAGCTTTCCACATGATTTATATTTTATTGTATTAAAATCAAATATATCCCTTAAATTATTATCAATCTCATAATCATATAAATTAATTTTTAATATGTTATCATTATTTACATTTACAAAATTAATATTTGGATTTTTAAATATTTTATCAATTATATCTTTATAATCTATATTAAAATATACAATATCATAGCTTATACATAAATAATTAATTTCTGGAATTTTATCATAAATTTCTTCAATACCATTAACTATTAAAAAACAACAATTATCTGAATAACTTTTACATTCTTTAATATTTGAATTTTCTAGAATATTAAAATAATTTTTAAGTCTAAATCGTTTTTGATTATTTTCAAAAATTTTATTTGTTACTTCAATAAATAATGTTGCGTTATTTAAGTTTAAATTATAATTCAAACTTTTAACAATATCTGTATCTAACCAGATCTGCTCATTTATATGAACAAGTAATCTATAAAAAAATGTATCTGTAATTTTTGATACTCTTTTTTCTAAAATTGTCATTTCTTTTTTAATTTCATTTAATTTATTAACATCTTTTATATATTTATTTTTTAACTCTAAAATACTATATTTATCAATTATTTCTCCAAATGAAACTTCAATTAAATTATTTATTGGTAGTAAATATTTATTAAGTTCAGTAAATATTAAATTAAAATCTAAGATATGATTTTCTAAAAAATTAAATTTAAAATTTTCTTTCGTATAAATATTTTCAATTGTAATAAATAAATTTTTACATTCACCAATGTATGTATCAGTAAATAAATCATTATTTACTTTTATATTATTATTGTAATTATACATATAACGCTGAAGTAAAATATTAGTGATGTCAGTAACATTTCCTACTGTTGATTTATCATTTATATAATAATAAGCTTCTTTTATTCTAAAATAATTATGTATTAATGCATCTAAATATTTTTTATTAACATAGAAATCATTAACAGCTAATCTATGTATTTTTTTAAAATTTTTATCTAATAAATAATTTTCAATCATAATTTCATCGAAATTATTTTCAATAATTAAAAATTTTATATTATATGTATTAAAATCTAATCCCTTTAAAACATCAATTTCTGTATTTTCAGTATCAATTGAAATAAAATCTATATTATTTGGTATATTATTTTCTTTAAAAATTGTATTAAGAGTCTTCACTTTTACAGAAATTGTTTGAATACTATTAAGTAAGTCCCTATGAGATTCAATTAATCGTTCATCTATTTTTAATGATGAAATTGCTGATGTATTTCCTGAATGTAATGTAACAATATTAAAATTTTCTTCTTCTTTATCATAATTTCCGACACAACAATTTATAACATTTTTACGTATAGAAGAACATTTATTAAAAGATTCTGGTATTGGCTCTACACATAATGAAAACCATCCCTTTTTTTCAAAATAATGTGTATTACTTCCACTAATACCATCATCCGCTCCTACATCGATACACGTTCCTACATAGTTATCATCGAAAAATTGTGATATGTATTTATCTTCACCAAATTGACTATAAAACATAATATAATATATGTATTTAAAAAGTATTTAAATACTAATATATACAAATATATTATATGAACTATAATCATACTTTAATAATAATTATTTGTTACAATAATTATAAATATCTAAATAATATGGTTAAACAATTAGAAAACTTAATAGTAGAACCAAATATATTAATAATTAATAATAATTCAAATTGTAAATATACTATTGATTATCTAAATAAATTAAATAATAAATATAATATTATAAATTGTGATAAAAATTTTGGACATTTAGTCTGGATGGAGCCTTTTATATTTAATAGATTACCAGACAGGTTCATAATTACAGATGCTGATTTAGAATTGAATAAAAATACACCAAAAAATTTTTTAGATATAATGGTAGAAATTAGTGAACAATATAAATCAAATAAAGTAGGGTTCGCTTTAGACATTTCTGAACCTGAAAAAATGTTTAAATATAATTTTTATGACTTTGGATATAATAATATTCCTACTATTTGTGAAAGTCAAAAACAATACTGGGTAAATAGAGTTATAGATAATAAACTTGAAATGTATTTTTCTCCAATAGATACAACATTTTGTTTATTTAACAAAAATCATAATGGATCTCATATTAGAATAGCTGGAGATTTTACAATGAAACATTTACCTTGGTATATTGATATAGATGGTATATCAAAATTATCAAGATATCTTATGTATAAAGATAGTTCTTCTTCATCATCAGTTAAATGTTTTGAAATACAGTATTTTAAAGATAATAATTATATTCCTATCATTAAAAGAAATGAAACATTTCTTATACAAATGAATGGTGGTATAAATGATTATTTTTGGAAAGAGATTTATCCAACTTGGGAAAATGAAACATTTGATATTTTTGATAAATATTTAAATAAAGAAAAACAATTTTTAGATATAGGAGCATGGGTTGGAGTAACATGTTTATATGCTAGTCGTTTATCTTCATATGTAGTATGTGTAGAGGCTGATCCAGTTAGTGTAAAAAATTTACAACATAATATTAATACTAATTTGTTAGAAACAAATATTGATATAGAAGATTCAGCTATTTATAATGAAACAACTAATGTATTATTTGGTCCTAATAATTTTAGTTCAACTAGTCAATTAAATGATTCAATGAGTCAAATAAAATTTACTAAAACAAATGATTTTGATGTATTTAAAAAAACTATTACATTAGATGAAATAATAAAAAAATATAATTTAAATAATTTATCATTAATTAAAGTTGATATAGAAGGTGGTGAAGAGTATATATTAAATGACTTATTAGAATATTCTAATACAAATAATGTTCCTTTATATATCAGTTTCCACTATGATTGGTGGGTTAATAAAAATTTAGATAGGTTTTTATATTTACAAAATCATCACAAAAATCAAATAATTAGTTCTCCATTTTGCTCTATTTTATTTACTCCTTAACATTTTTGAATGTTAATTTAAACATATTTATATTTTTAATAATATAAATATATTTGACAAAAGAATATATTATATTGTACATTTAACTATTAATAATATCATTTATAATATCATCTAATGAGTATCGTTGTTTCCATCCTAGACTATATAATTTTTCGGGAGTTCCCGTTATATTAATTGGAACAATATCTATGCCTTTATTACTATTTTCAATAACTGCTACAATTTTATTATTTGAATAAAGAACATTATCTTTTACTGTAATGCTAATTCCATTAAGTTGATAAACTTTTAAAACTAAATCTAAGATTTTAATATTTTCACTTCCACTAATAATATAACTATCCCCATTATTCTGTTCTAAAATAATTTTAATTGCTTTTGCTGCGTCTGAAGCATGTAGAATTTTTCTATATGAATCTAATGTTCCTAGTTTTAAAGGTTCATTGGTTTCTTTCCATTTTTTAGAATGGTCTGAAATTTTTCTCAATAAAAAATTACCATTTTTATATTTTGATTCAACTGTAAAAAAAATACCATTTGAAAAAGGTAGATTATATGTTTCTCTATAAAAATTAACGATTGAGTGTCCCATTATTTTTGCTATAGAATATGGATGACAATGATACATATTATTATCATTTTCTTTAATATCATAAGTTATATGTCCTTTATACATTTCACTGCTTGAAGCATTAAATAATTTTGTAGACCATTTATTTTTATGAATTATTTCACATATATTAGCTACAGTCATACCGTTTAATTCAAGTGTCTTTATTGGTTCTTTAAATGCTTCTATAGAACTAGATATTCCAGCCAAATGTATAATTATATCAGGTTTTATTATTTGTAAATTTAGTTCTAATTCTTTTATGTCTCTTATATCAAAATAAAATTTAGTAAATTTATCTTCTGAATTATTTTTTTTGTGAGAAAATCCATATAAGTTATAACCTTCTTTATATTCTTTTAAAGCATATTTTGATATCATTCCATCACAACCAGTAACCAAAACTTTTTCTTTTTTACTATAAATTTCAAAATATGGAAATGGAAATACTAATTGACCTCCCTTTTCTAAAAAGTCATCTTCCCTTTTTATAATTTCATCTCTAAAATGCCATGGCAAAACTAATAAATATTCAGGAGGATTTAAACGCATGGTTTCTTCAGAAATTATACCTATACCAGTAGAAGTCATTTTTCCAACTTTATTTAGATTTCTTTCAACCGCATATTTAATTTTAGTTTCATCTATATTAGCATACTGTAAAAGACAATTACCCTTTGTTGAAGCTCCATAAATATACATACTTTGTCCGCTTTTATTCAATATTTCAATAAATTTATTTAACTTTAAAATCTCATTATCACAATTTTGTATAAATTTAGTATATAAATTTATATCTTTTATTCCATAATTATCTTCATCTTCTATTATTTTATTAATAAGATTAGTGGCTTCTGAATATAAGTTACAATTATTTTTAGCAAAATAAATTCTAAAACTACCACCATTACATTCGTTAAATTTTATATCAATAATTTTAAAATTGCTTAAATCTGCTATATATTTAATAGCTGTTAAAGAATAATATTCTAAATGTTCATGGCATATAGTATCTATACTATTTCTTCGTAACATAGTAACAAGATAACTTTGTTCGCAAGTCCAAATACCATTATCATCTAATATATCATAAATATCTTTTGCGAATTGAACCGGATCTGGTAAATCATAAAACATTGATATAGACGATATTACTTTAGGTTTCAAATCTTTATAAACATTTGTAAAATTATCATATGTAAAATATGTAGGTATTAATTCTACATCACCATAAAATTCTTTGAATTGTTTACCTGTTGGGTCAACTCCTATTCTTTTAATTGATTTATCATAACATTGTAACATTGTTGAATCATTACTTCCAATATCAACAACCGCATCTCCTAATTTAAGATTAATTTTAGATAGAATTTCTTTCTGATAATCTTTTAAATGTTCCCTCATTGTGTTACTAATTCCAGAACGATATCCATATTCATGTTCATATAATTCTGAGGCATTTGTTGAATATTTTAATTGAACTAGACTGCAAATTTTACATAAAGATAATACAATTGGTGTAGATGGCGTGCTGAAATCACCATATAATGGAAATCTTGATGTAATAATTTGTTGACCAATATTAACCACATCAATAATATCAGGATTTTTACAAATTCTACATTCTTTACAAATACTTTGAAGTTCCATAATAATATATTATTAATTATTTATTTAAATATAAATAACATAAATATATTTATACTAAAACTTTTGGAACTTTTCTTGTTCCATGTCCATGCTTTAATCTAGCAGTTTTTGCTAAACTTAATGCCTTCGATTTTGGTTTACAACCTTTTTCTAAAATATTGTAATCAACCGCGGCCGCTTTTCCTGCTGTAATAGCACTTGCTAGACGCGCTATACCCCATGATTGTGCGGTCTGATTTGGTCGCGACCCCGACGAATAATAAGCACCAGCACCTTTATTTATAATTTTTGCTAAAGCAGACTTTTTACATCCTGTTGCTTTTGATAATTCATCTGTAGCGCCAATTTTATTTACATTATACATTTTTTCTGCCTTGATTATGTAATTAGATTTTTTCGACTTAAATGAAGACAATTTTGGTCGCGAATGATAAATTTCTTTTTTATAAAGACGACGAGACTTCATAAGCTCTTTTGATTGTAGTTTTCTATCTTTTCTTGTCAATCTATTTGGTAAATACCGTAAAGTAATTTTCATATACTATATGAATATTATAACTCCTTATATAGACTCCTTTTACTAAAAATATCGTAAATTGAAATATATTTATTTTAAATTTATATATTTAAAAACATTTAAATACTTATATAAATGTCAGAACCTAAACGCAACGATTGTATATCGATTGTTGATAAACTTTATGAAAGATATAAAGACAATGAGTATATGTTACAGAGAATATATAATCATGTACATATTTATTTACCAAATACACTTGAAAATGAAGCAAAAAATCATGAAAAAAAACAAAATCTTAATACTTATCTATCAGAAGAACAACAAATATTTATTCAAGTTTTTTTAAGTAAAAATAATTATTATTATTTGCCTAATAATAACTTCTATTATGAGTATAATGGTAAAGATTATTTTATTATTAAGGAAGATGAAATAATACATAAACTTCTCTCGTCTATTTCAAAAGACAGAACTCTTTTACAATGGAAACATAAAACAAAAACTAGTATTATTAAACAGATCAAAGAGCGAAATCTATTTTCTTCGACCCCTGAAACAGATACTATTCAAAATGTTTTAAACTCAATTTATCCTGCGTTTTTTACATCTAAAAATACAGCCAAATATTTTCTAACCGTTATTGGTGATAATTTATTAAAGAAAAACACCGATTTAATATTTATTGTAAGTCAGCGAATGAGACAATTCTTAGAAGAACTTGAAAATGTATCCATATCTTCAATTGGCAATAATAACGCTGCGTTTAAATTTGTAACCAAATATCATGAATCACATTCTTTTAATAACTGTAGATTATTAAAGATAAATGAAAATTTTTCTAATGAGTATTGGAGAGAATTATTAAAGAAAATAGGTTTAAATTTATTATGTGTTGCCGCACATTATTCCAATAGATATGTATCTTCAGATAATTATCTTAATACTAAATCAGATGAAGAACTAAGTAATTACGCTTATACTCTTAAAAATACTACTGAAAATGGTTTAGTTCAAAAATTTATTGGAGAATTTCTTGAAAAAACAACTGATGATTTTAAAGTTGACTGGAAAAAAATACATTTTATTTGGAAACAATTTCTCTCTAATAATAATTTACCTAACGTTATTTTCTCCAATTCTCTTAAAAATATATTAAAATCTTACATTACATATAATGAAGTGACTGATTCGTTTATTGGTATAACAAGTAAATATTTACCTATAATTAAAGATTTTATACAGTTTTGGGAGACGACAATTATAAATATAAATTGCTCTGATTTTGAAAATGAACTTGAAATTGATGAGATTAGTTCATTATTTAAATCTTGGTCTAAAAGTAAAAACGTTTTATCGGAAGAAAATATTATTAAAGTTTTAAAACATTTTTTTACATCAGATATTATCGAGGATAAATATGTATTAAATATTGCATCTTCAATCTGGAATAAAGAAAAAGATATAGAAAATTCAATTTCTTATATAAAACAACAGATTATTGAGAATCATAATTTATCACTTATTAGTTTTGATGATATATATAATTACTATCAAAAATATTGTACTAATAATTCATTCAAATTTATTGTAAGTAAACGTTATTTTGAAAAATATTTATATTATAAATTTGCTGATTATATTGTTTATGAAAAATTTATTAAAATCGAATGGGTTCAATAATAAATTTAATTTATTTTATAAATATTAAATTTATTTAAGAAGAAGCGTTACCAGCAACAAATTGAAGACCAACACCAGAAGTTCCTACTCCCTTACCATCATAAGACATAGGAGATAATTGGCCGCCTAAAGCCATACCACCTCTCATCTTTTTACTCTTGTGTCCCTTGTGAAACAATTTAAATTGTCCCTTCTTAGCGACATAACCTAGCTTTCTAAGATGTTTTATAGTTTTCTTTCCTGAGGCATGCTTTCTGCGTGACACAATACGTCCATGTTTATTCTTCATTAAATGTGTCTTGGTTAATCCACCAGATGTTTTTTTAGCAGTTCCATGCCAAACTTGTGCGCGGGTTCCTATAGTTTGCATTATAAAATTAGTTGAGAAAATATTTATTTTCTTAAATAATTTAATGAAACGCAATTAAAATTTGTTAACTGGAGGCATTCCACTTCCACCAGGCATACCCTCCATTTTACCTAAATAATTAATATTCAATGGTTCTCCTAAATATAAATTACCATATTGTGTTTTGCCGCCTTTTGTATTATTAATTATATAAGCTATTCTGCGGTTATAAGATACCCTCCATGATGAGGAATCAGAACCAGGAGTATTTTTATCATATTTTGATGGAATACAATAACAATCTATTTGTTTTGAATTTGGAAATACTGCGTTATAATTTGAAACATAAGAAATCATGCGTGAGGTATTTTTACTAGAACCTGGTGTAAAACCTTTATATGAATACATTATACATTATATCAATTTTTAATTTATTTATCTTAGCGAATTACATTTTATTTTACAGTAGCTGTTATACCATTAGATGCTGGCGAATAACCTAAATCATTTTCACCATATAATGTTACTGTGTATGTCAAAAAGGATGTAAGGTTAGATATAGTAAATGGGCTCGTTAATTTATTTATATTAACTAATGTTTGACCATTGTCTAATGAATAATAATATGCTTTTATAGCAGAACCATTTGGTGTTGAAGCTGTAAATGTAACTGTCATATTTCCAATTCCTGTGGAAACTCTTGAAATTATTGGAGCACCAGGCGCAGCGTATTTTGGTGTAATTGTTCTTGCCAAAGATAAAGGTGAGTTTCCTATAGAATTTACTGCTATGAATTGAATATTATAAGATACATCATTTACTAAACCAGTTATTAAAAGAGGACTTGCTGAGCGACCTGTATCTATTAGAGTAGCTCCTCCATCTAATGTGTATAAATATTTAATTATTGGCGAGCCATTTTCTACTGGACTAGCGAGATCTATAGAACAAGCATTATTTAAAGGTGTTACAGTAGTTACAGAAGGCATACCAGGTTCAGCCAATATTGGGGCTCTTATAATTGAACTTGATGGAGCTGACATACCTGCTAATGAATTCGCATACAAAGTAACAGGATAATTTATTCCATTTGTCAAACCGGTTATCGTAAAGGGTGAAACTGTTGAATTTGTATCAATAAGATTTGAACTACCGTCTATTGAATAACTATAACTAGTCACGGGAGCACCACGAATAATAGATGGCGAAAAGTAAACTATCAAACTTTGATTCGCACCTACAACTGAGGTAATTCTTGGCGCAGCTGGTGGTAAATAAGTGAAAGATACAAGTTTTGAGAAAGCTGCTGAAGGTAAGGAATCTCCAACTAAATTTACTGCTATAATTTTAACACTATAAGTTGTATTATTTTGAATTGGAATTGATAAAGGAACTACGTTACTACTAATATCTACATATGGACTATCATTTAATGAATACTTATAGGTCGTTATAGGTCTTCCATTCGCAGCTGGTGCTACAAAATTAACAGTCATCGTATTTAATGATGTTGATACTGTTCTTATTACTGGTCTTGATGGCACATTTAATACGAATATTTGACTCTTAGTTGGTAATGATTCAAATGAAGTTCCAACTGAATTACTTGCTTTTAATTTAATAGTGAATGATACATTTACTGGAAGATTTGGTATAATTAGTGGTGATGTATTTCCTGAAATATCTGTATAATTAATACTATTTCCTAAAGCATATGAATATTTTGTAATAGGTGAACCATTTGTAACAGGTGTATCAAGAGTTACTACAGCATATGAAGAAGTTAATGATTCATAAAATAAAACTATATTGGTAATCTTTGGTCTACCAGGCGGAATGCTTACCATTGCTGTAACTTTGTTTGATAAAGGTGAAAAACCGTTTATATTCATCGATGCTATTTTAATATCATAAGCTCTACCATTTGTAATACCTTTAATAATCAAAGGGTTTTGTATAGATGAAAATATATTAAATTTGACATCATCAAATGTATAATACATTTGTGTAACAGGTGATCCATTTGTAATTGTTGATGGAGTATAATTAATAGTAAATGTAGAATCAACCCCTGTAACACTATTAATAGTTGGCGCATTTGGCACACCAGGCACACTTAATATTGTATTCGACTTAGGGGATAAACCAGATTTATTATAAGAGTACAGATTAACAGAGTAATTAGTTTTATTTTCTAAATTGCCTATTGTAATAGGACTAGTATTGGAAGAAGCATCAAGAAGTGGACCATTATTTAAACTATATTTATATCCTAAAATTTCTGAGCCACCATTGTCAGAATCAGTAAAATAAACTAACAAAGATTTAGACCTTGGATCTATGGATGTTATTGTAAGGGCTAATGGAGGACCAAATGGCTTAAATGTTTCAGACAAATTTGAATAAGCAGATAATCCTGATTCAGTAACTGTTTTAATTCTAACGGTATAATCAAAATTATTTGATAAATCTGTAATAATAAGTGGATTATCTACATTTCTAGCAATATGTGATTCAGTCTCATTTGACAATTTATATTTATAGCAAACTAAAGGTGAATTATAAAAATTACCATTCGTAAAATAAATGCTACATTTTTTGTCTTCTGGAATAACATAATCAATAGTTGGAGGTTCAGGTAATAATTCATAAGTCATTAAATAAGTATTTGATTCTTCAGACATTCCAATTGAATTACTTGACTTAATTTTAATATTATTGCTAACATCGATATCAACAAATTTTCTTATTGTTATTGAAGAATCAACTATATTATCAACTATGGAATAAGAGCTATCATTTAAAGAATAATAATAGTATTGTATTGGTGAGCCATTATTTGCTCCTTCAATAATATCCATAGTTATTACATTATTTGAATAATTAGCACTCAAAATTATTGACTTTGAAGGTTTTGATATTGTGGTAAAAGAGACTGTATTAGAATCTGAAGATTCACCATATATGTAATGTTCTGCTTTAATTTTAATATTATATGTGTCGTTTAATGACAAACTATTTAATAATAATGGATTCTCTCTATTTTTAAAGTAGTAATAATTACTGTTATTTAATGAATATTTATAATATATATCATTGAGACTTGAATCTATTGTATAATATACATTTGCCATTCCTTCGTTAGAACTTATATCTGTGATAACAGGAGAAATTAGCGTTCCTATATTTTCTATTCTAATTATATTCGATTTTTGTGAAAATCCTATAGCATTTTTACTTTTAAGCATTACATCATACATTTGATTAACAGTCAAACCACTAATAATTATGTTATTTCCGGAAGGTTCAGTTAATACATAATTCACGTCATTTATCGAATAATAATATTCTGTTATACTTGAACCATTGTCATTTCCAGGTATAAATTCAAAACTTAATATACCGTTAGAAGATTGTCCGTTTAATATAAAGGGCTTATCTGGAACATGTGATGGAATCACATTCTCGAATACATTAGATATAGTAGATGTTCCATTTCTATTTACAGCATAAATTCCAATATTATAACTCACTCCATTTGTCAATCCAATAATTTCCAATGGAGAAGTATTATTTTTAAACCACTTTAAATCGTCACCATTGTTTAATGTATATCTATAACCAATAACAGGAATCTCGTTGTTGCTTAAATCAGTAAAATAAACGTATGCCTTTAAATTACTTGTTGTAACATTGGTTATAACTGGTGGACTTGGTAGTGTATCTAGCACAGTTGAAATACCTGCTAAAATAGAGCTGTCTGTATAGCCATTTAATCTCATTTGGTCTACACTATATCCAGCAATTGTCAATTCATTTACACTATA